CTTGTCCACCCCTGTCCGTAAAAAGTGCATTTTTTTCACGGAAGAAGTTCGTACAACCTGTACGGTCTGTACTTGTACGCACCCGTACGGCAAATCGAAGCAAATTAAAACGTGTTATCGTTTGTATTTTGGATTTTTGTACGTCGTACAGACCGTACAGGTTATTTGAAGTTCGTACAGATTTTTTGTACACCCCAAGAAGGAGCGTGGTCTATGAAAGCCCAATACGGCATTTTAAGATTCAAAAAGTACAAGGGGCCTGCCATCAGCCCCATCGAAGCCCACAACGAGCGCACCAAGGAGCAGTACGCCAGCAACCCGGACATCGACACGAGCCGGAGCCGCTACAACCTTCATCTGGTGCAGCCGCAGGGCAGGTACCGGGAAGAAGCCGACCGCATGATAGCCGCCGCCCACTGCCGTGTCCGCAAGGACAGTGTGCGGGTGGTGGAGGCGCTTGTCACCGCCAGCCCGGAGTTTTTCAAGGATAAGACCAACCGGGAGATCAAGGCGTATTTCGAGTATGCCTTGGAGTTTCTGAAAAGCAAGCAGAACACCCAAACTTTTATCTCGGCTGTTGTCCACATGGACGAGAAAACGCCCCACCTGCACCTCTGTTTTGTGCCCCTGACTGCTGACGGGCGGCTGAGCGCCAAGGAGATCATTGGCAACCGCAAGAATCTTGTGAGGTGGCAGGACGAGTTCTGGCAGCACATGGTCAAGCAGTACCCGGAGCTGGAACGGGGCGAAAGTGCCAGCCAGACCGGGCGGGAGCACATCCCGCCCCGCATCTTCAAGGAGATGACCCAACTGACCAAGCAGAAGGAGCAGTTGGATGCCCTGTTGGTGGGCATCACCCCCTTCAACGGTAAGAGCCGTGCGGCAGAGATCAGCAAAGTGCTGGACAGCTATATCCCCAACGTAGCACGGATGAAGGACCAGCTGCGAAAGTACAATGTCGCCTTCACCAAGACCGCCGCCGAAAACGAAAAGCTGAAAGAGAAGAACAAGACGCTCTCTGCCTCGCTGGATAAAGCGAAGGAAGGGAGCGTCTTGAAGCGTCTGGAGGATGCCAAGCTGCGGCAGGACTATGAAGCCGCCCTGAAAACGCTGGACAGCATCCCGCCAGAGGTCATTCGATTTTATGAGAACCGCACGCAGGAGCCTGTGGTGCGTCATGAAGTATAAGGAGAAAAGCATATGGATATGAATTTTGAGAAGAACGCATCTGTGAAATTTGAAGATTATACGCAAAAGTCAACATATTTTTGCAAAAAAGATAAAAAAGTTTCAGACACAGGCCGCGAAGGCGGTGGAGAAGACCGCGTCAGCAGATAGGAAGCCCAGGATTTCGCGGGGATAGGCGTTCAGCCAGTCTTCGACCTTCTGGATTTCCTGGACGCTGACTTTGCTGAAGTCCGTCCCCTTCGGGAACCAGCGGCGGATCAGGCCGTTCGTGTTTTCGTTGGTCCCGCGTTCCCAGGAAGAATAGGGGTGGCAGTAGTAGACCTTCGTCCGCGGCCCATTCCGGCGACAGCTTCGTTCCATGCCGTCGGCGTCGGCAAACTCGGAACCATTGTCGACGGTTATCGACTTGAAGGTGGCACGGAAGGCCGGCGATCCCATCTTCCGTTCCAGGCGGTCCAGGGCGCGAACTACGCTGGCGGCGGTGTGATCCTGAACCTTGATGATCAGTTCCTTCCTGGACAGTCGTTCAGACAGGACCAGAAGGGCCGGCTTCGTCTTCTTCTTTCCCAGGACGGAGTCCATTTCCCAATGACCGACGGTCGTCCTGGCGTTCACTTCCTCCGGCCGGTGTTCAATGCTGGTTCCGGCGGACGCTCTGGCGCCCTTCTTGTGGGTGCGGGTGTAGCCGCGCTTCTTCTTGCCGTGACGGGGAAGGTCGCGCATTTCAAGCGACAGGAAGACACCCTTCCGGATATAGGAATACAGGGTCGACTTACAGATCGACGTTTTGAACTTCAGGCCCTGGACCTGGATTTCACCCAGGACCGCCGCCGGCGAATATCCGTCGCCGGCGATCCGCTGTTCAATATAGGCCGCCAGTTCGTGATCGTTGCCGATCTTTAACTGGGGGCCTTTATTCGTGCCGTTGTACTTCTTGACCGCTTCGGCGACGTCACAGCTATAACGGATTTCCTCCGTCAGGTCGGAATTAGTGTGGACATACTGGCCCCGCTTCAGTTCATAATAGACCGTCCGAAGGCTGACGCCCAGGGCGTCGGCGATGGCCTGTTTCGTCATGCCCTGGCGCATATACTTTTCGATGTTCAGGCGGTCCGTCCTGGTCAACTGCTTGAATCTGCGACGCTTCATGGTGTTTTCCTCCGTTCGGTAGAATAAAAGGCCCCGTCCTTTCGGACAGGGCCTTCGCGTTCACGCGATCTGCTTTGCGATCTGTGCTTCGATCGCTTCCTTGATAAAGGCGTTCACGCTCATTCCGGCCGCCGCCGCGGCCTGGGCGATGATCTCCCTGTTTCCCTTCGGGACCGTGATTTCGATTCTATCATACGCCTTCAGGTTATAGCGTTTGTTTGCGGCTGTCTGCGCCTTTGACATTGTGAATCACCTTCCTTCTGGTGCTTATTATATACTACCGGTAGTATGTTGTCAAGCAGAAAAAACGGCCCTCCGGTTCTGGTCCGGAAGGCCGGTCATTCTTCGTCTTCGATCAGGTTTTCAAAGGCAACGCCGAAGACCGCCGCAAAGGCGCGGACTTCGTAGTCCGTGACCAGGCGGTCGCCGGATTCGATCTTGCTGACGACGTCCTGTTCCATGATCACGCCCTGGGTCTGCATTTTGGCGGCAAGGGCCGCCTGGGACCATCGACGCGCCGTCCGAAGGCAACGGACGCGATTTCCACAGATATTCTTCCGGCCGTTGTAGTCGAACTTCTTCACGCCTGATCCTCCAGTTATGGTAATATTCCATATTCTAATTGACTTTAGCATAAGATTCCGATATTCTTATGGTAATATCCCATAACTTCGGGGTAAATATCAAAGGGAGGTTCTGGCATGGGTGCGAAGAACTGGGTCCTGGAAGGCGACTACAAACACAAAGCGGTCATTATGCAAGGCGGGAAGGCGGTTTTGAACGTCGGCCTGATGAAAAATCTGAAGCTGGACAGTTCCACGATCGACCAGATCGAAGTCGTGGACGAAGAATCCCAGAAAAGCATGGGTTCCGCCGTGGCGCGCGGTGCCGCTGGCGCTCTGCTTCTGGGTCCCCTGGGCGTCGTGGCGGCCGCCACCGCGAAGACGAAGGGGGTCCATGTGGTGGCGGTCCAGTTCAAGGACGGAAAGCGGTCCCTTCTGGAACTGGACGACACACGGTTCAAGGCAATCAAACTCGCGATGTTCTGAAAACGAAAAAACGCCCAGGGGTTCGTCCCCTGGGCGTCTTTCTATTTGAAATACTTCATGTAGCCACGCTTCTTCAGTTCCTGTTCGAAGCGGCGCTGAAGGCGCGCGTTCTGGGTGCGCTTCGTGGCGTTGACGGCCCGTTCCAGGGTGTAGTGACCAGGAATCAGGGAATGGACGAACATTCCCCCTTGCGGGTCCTTCGGCTGGTAGACGAACGACTTCCCGTCCCAATGTCCAGGGACGAAGTGGCCGCGGAAGCCATATTCCAGGGGCTTCGCGTAGTTCAGGTTGTTGAAGACGTCGATCTTGTAGGCTGTTCCGGTTCGGATCGCCTTCGAACTGCTCTTGAAGTTCCGGCGATAGTCGCCGGTATTGATGATGTTTTCTTCTGTGCAAATCTTCCTTGCCTGGTCACGGGCGAAGCGGCCTTCGCCGACCGCCAGGTGGTCCATGATCTCCGGAAGGTCGGCCTGAAGGGCGACCAGGGCCTTTCCGAAGTTCGCCAGACCGTCCAGCTTCATTCCCATAGTCAGACCTTCTTCGTGTAGGACAGACTGATCCAGCCGGCGCCGGACTTCAGGCGGCCCCAGTTCCCCTTCTGCTCGACGATGGTATAGACGCCGCGGTCCTTGATCTGGCCGGTGACAGCGTAGGACGTGCCAGGGCCTTTTCGGATATTCAGGACGGACGCCGTGATCCGCACCAGGTAGGGGGTGAAGGTGGCGCCGCTGGGCGTCTGGCTGGGCTTCTTATCCGGCTCCGCCGGCGCGGCCGCGCCCAGGCGTTCGTTCACCTGGGCCGCGATCTGGGGGTGGAGGTTATAGAGATAGTCACCAGGACAGGCCTTGTTCGCGAACCACCGGTGAACGGTCATGTTCTGCTTGTCCACCTGGCCGATCAGGGACTTGTCGCCCTTCCACAGAAGGGCCTTGATCCCATTCCGGCGGCAAATATCCACCAGAAGGTCGATCAGGGCGGCCAGGGCCTGGTCCGTCACCTTGTAGGGGTGCTTCGCGTCGGACGCGACTTCGATCGTGATCGCGCGGTGGTCGTTGGAGCGGGACGAACTGCACCAGGACCGGTCCTGTTCCTCCACGGACAGGCCGATCGAACCGTCCTTCCCGACGACGTAGTTCGCGGAACACTCGCGGCCGGTGGTGGCGAAGTAGTCACAGCCTTGCTTCGCCGTCCATTGTCCGACAATACAATGAATCGTGATGGTGTCGATCTTATGATTCCTGGGGCTGGTCCGGTTCGGGCTGATCCTGGAATACGTCACTAACGGGCTGTTGCTCATGCTCTTTTTCCTCCTTTGCGGGTACGGTGTCCGCCGGCGTGTTCAGGATCGCGACGAACTTTGTGAAGGCTTCCTTGATATACTTACAGGCGACCAGAAGGACCGCGCCGACGATGATCAAATCGGCGAACAGTTCCGCGTATTCGTCAGGAATCGTCCAGCCGACTTCCGTCGCGAAGATCGGAAGGGTGGTGATCGCGATACACAGAAGGGTCAGTCCGACGATGAACGTCAGCGCCTTCAGGCCGCCGGTCGCCAGCTTTTCGCGGCTGAAGGGTTCACAGTTGATCTTGATGTTGTACCACAGGGAGAAAACGACGTTCGCCAGGTAGGCACACAGGAAGATCGCCATAGCATAGCCGATCTTGATCAGGTTTCCGATGATGATTTCAAACACGGGTTCATTCCTCCTTGTCGACCAGGTCGCCGTATTGTCGGCGAAGTTTGATCCTGTTTTCAGTCTTTGCCTTGCTGTAATAAAAGCCGGTCGCCGTGGCGGCTTCCCCGAAGATGGCCGGTATCAGGTAGGCCAGGGCGTCCGTGTTGCTGGTCCTCCACACCATGACACAGGTGAAGGCCGTCACGAAGATCGTGACGGCCCCCACGGTGCAAACGATGATTTTGGAGAACTCGCGGCGGGGTTTACTGCGCCTTTTCAAGGTCTTCGATCCGGTGGTTCGCGACCTTGATCCGCTCTTCGATAAGGGCGGCCTGTTCTTCCAGCTTGAAGGTCCGTTCGATCACGGAATTATGCTTGTCGACCTTCTCTTCCAGCTTTTCCAGGCGGTAGGCGATCAGGGCTGAACTTTTCCGGTTCGCCAGGTAGGCACCGGCCAACGTGCCGACCATAGAAAGGACGGCGATGATGATCCCTTCGGTCATGCCGTCACCTCCGTCCAACCGTAGACGCCAGGTTCCCAGACGTTCGACGCGACGTCGGACGTCCAGTGCTTCCCGTTATGGGACACCTTCGCGCCGGCGTCATAGGCGTCATGGGCGCCGACCGGCTGGGACCATTCCGGCCATTCCTCCGTCGGGTCGCCGATCTTCGACCACAGGGACGCGGCGGCCGCGGGGGTCCAGTCGGCTTGCGAAGTGTGGTCCTGGTTGCACCGGTACAGGTCGGAACCGTAGCGGCGGATATTGCCCTTTTTGTAGGCGATCGGGTAGGCCCAGGGGGCGAACTGCTCGACGTTCTCCGTGGCGGTGACGTCGTCGATCTGGCCGCCCTCCGCCAGGACCACGAAGGCAATGGACGTCGCCGCCGCGATCTGGGTGACGGGGTTGTTCTTTTCCTGTTCCTGGGCTTCCTTCATGCTGACGGTTTCGCAGTCGTGCGAGTTGAAAGACATTTTGCTTCCCTCCTTCCATCAGGCGAAACGGATCGTCGCCTGGGTGATCTCGATTTCCTCCGTCCCCTTCAGCAGATAGAACCGGTATCCCAGGCCGTAGCCGTTGGCGACGGTGCTGTTCGTGAAGGTGTGGACCAGGCGGTTCGCCTTCTCCGTGATGTCCTCCCAGACGGGGTTCGTGTCGAACGGGTTGTTCGTCACTTCCAGGTGGAGCGTGGAGCCGGCCGGCCGGTCGGACGGGTACAGGGAAACGAAGACCTTCGTGACCTTCGCGTCGGTGTTGAAGGCGCGGGCCGCGGCGATTCTGGTGACGGTGCGGCTGAAGGTGATGTTGCGGACGGCCGTTCCGCCGTTGCCGTCGGAAGCGGTGACCTTCAGGACGTGGGTCCCCGCGATCAGCCTGATCCAGACGGAAGACAGGTCGGCGGTGTTCTGGGCGCCGGCCGTGGCCGTGTAGGTGCGAAGGGTGATGGTTTCCGTTCCGTTGGTCAGGGTTTCCGTCACGGTCAGGGTCTGGGTGGCGGACTGGGCGTCGGTGACGGTGTATTTGTAGGTGAAGGGGTCAGTCTTCGCGCCCATGTTCTGGTCGGAACCGCTAATCACGGGCGGGGTATTGTAGGAAATGGTCTTTCCGGAACCGGTGCAATACGCCGATTCATTCCCGACCGCGTCCACGGCCTTCACGCGCGCGTAGTAGGTTGTTCCGCTGGACGGGACCGTGTCCTGGATCGTCTTCGCGGTGGTGATCCCGATCTGGGTCCAGACGCCGGAATCTACCTTCCGTTCCCAGACGTAGGAAATGGCGTCGCCCTCCGGATCGGTCGATCCGCCGGTCGACAGGGTCAGCTTCTGCCCCGCCTGGGGGGTGCCGTAGGTGATGGAAGACGGGGTCGTGGGCGGCTGGTTCCACAGAAGGATATAAGCGCCGTCTGTGTCGGTTGTATCGGATACCAGATTCGAAGATGCCAAATACAAAGCCGGCCGGACGCCGTAGTAGCCGTCGTACGCGTTGTAGCCGTCCAGACTGCCGTCCGTGTTGACATAGCGCGCGTAGTACGCGTAGCCGGCGGCCGGGGTTCTTAACCACCACCACCAATATTGAGAAGCGGACAGACTGGAATTAGTGTAGGTGGACTTGCTGACGGCTTCCGCCGTGGGGTAGCACTGGCGGCGCGACGCGGAATTGAAGTAGGACCACAAGGAACCTTCGGCCACGCCGTTTTCGTTGGAAAGGCCGACGTTCGTGTTCGAAAGCAAAAAGACCTGTCGAACGATGTCTTCATAACCGCCGCCGTCGGTGACGGTGTTCTTCGCGACGCGGATCGTGGAATCCAGGATCGCGTTTCGGAAGTCGGCTTCGAAGTTCGCCAGGAAGCCGGCTTCGGTGTCGTAGGGGTTGTGATTGCTCCAACAGTTCGCGGCCGTGGGCGGGGCGTCGGCTCCGTGCTGTGCGGCATACCAGGACGCGGCCGCGCTGTTCAGCCACTTGTCGATGTTGGAAACGGAATAGCGGTTGTTTCCGTAGCTTCGGCGGTCACTGTTGCTGTTGCTCGGCTCCTTCGCGTCGAAGCATTTCAGGGTGATCATGCGTTCCGTCACCAGGCCCGTTCGGCCCTGGGACGTGTCCTGTGTGCCGACGATCCACCTGATCGCCTGTCCGTTGTACTTTGTGTTCGCCGACTTGACGACGCTTCCAACGGGCAAAGCGGATAGAGATTTCGCCATAGGGTTTTCCCTCCATTTCTTCCCTGAACAGGTTGAAGAACAGGTCGTCGATCTCGCTGATCAGGTGATAACTGTTTCCGTGGTCTGCGTGACCGGTCCAGGAATTATAAGACTGAAGGACCGTGTCAAAGTCGACACGGCCTTCGTCTACCAGGTGGCGGAACTTCTTGATCTTCCGCCTGATCCGGTTCTTGCTCTCACGGCGTACCTTCCGGACGACCTTTCCGCTGTCCGTCAGGTAGGTCCGAAAGCCCAGGAAGTCGATTCCCTGGGATAACGGGAATATGGCCGTCTTCTGGTTCAGTTCCAGGCCCATCGGGACCAGGAACCGGCGGATTTCTTCAAGGCAGAACTGCAAATAGGCCCTGTCCTCATGTATCAAATAGAAGTCGTCCATGTAGCGGCCATAATACTTGATTCCCAGACGTTCCTTGATCATGTGGTCCATGTCGGACAGGTACAGGATCGCGAACCATTGTGAAGTGTGGTTCCCGATTGGAATACCTGGTCCTTCCGTGGAATCGACGATCATATCCAAAAGCCACAGGACGTCGCGGTCCTTGATCAGCCGGCGAAGCTGGCTTTTCAGAACGTCGTGATTGATACGATAGAAATACTTTCGGACGTCGCACTTCAATACCCAACCTTCGAAGCCGTTCTTCCGGTAGTAGGCCGACATGAACGACTTCAGGCGGTCAAGGCCGAAGTGGGTCCCTTTGCCCTTCTGACTTGCGTAGTTGTCATAGATGAACGTCTTCGAAAGAACCGGTTCAAGGACCTGTTCACATAAACAGTGCTGAACGATCTTGTCGCGGAAGCTGTTATACATGATCAGCCGTTCTTTCGGTTCATGCACGAAGAAGCAGTTGTACGGGGACAGGCGGTATTTGTGGCGCTGAAGCATGACCTGAATGAACAGAAGGTTTTCCAGGACGTTCGCTTCATACTTGCACACGGAATACTTCCACCGTTTCCCTTTGCGCGCTTCTGTAAACGATTGATATAGATTGTTGAAGTCCGTCACGGACGCGAAGTCATGGGCGGGCGTTCCCTGATCCTTCATAAAGAAAAATCCTCCTTGACGCTGATAGTCCGGCCGTCGCTGTTGAAGGCCTTTCGTCGTCAATCATGTATTTACCGAAGGGACTGTCGCGGCCCTTCGGAAGGAAACGATCTCCTTTGTTGGTGATACTCTGTTTTCAGGCTTTCCGCCCTAATCAGTCCCGTTTTCCACCAAATCCGGCCGGACGCCGTTGTTGCCGTTGTACGCGTTGTTGTTGTTCAGACTGCCGTCCGTGTTGACATTGCGCGCGTTGTTCGCGTTGCCGGCGTTCGGGGTGACAGATCGTTCCCTAATGATTTATGATCAGCCTTCAGGGATCGGGCCGGCCGGCTCCACGGGGATTCCCGTCTTCCGTTCGGCGTCATACCATCGGGCGGTCATACATTTCACGTCGACCGTCAGCTTCGTCCAGCAGTCGAAGGTCCCGCTGTCGATATAACCGCGGTCCTTCGATAGCTGGATCATGTGGAGAAGTTTCTTGCACTCCGTCAGCGCGGCGCGCTGAAGCTTCAGTCGGTCGGCCTTGTCCTGGTCGTCCATTATGGGGAAGATTTCGTTCGCTTCGACCAGGTAGTCATAGATCGCCAGGGCGTGGCCCTGGATTTTATTCGTCACGGAAAATCTGATCTTCTTCGGAAAACGCTTCGGGTTGTCGGTCGTCGACAGGGTGAAGCCGATCATTTTGTCCGCAACGGGCAGTATATGAAGCGGACTTTCGCCCTTGCTGGGCTGGCTCCGCTGGTAGTTTCTTCGCGATCCCATTGATACACCTTCGATTCCGGATATTCTCGATCACGGCGCCGTCGCCGGTAAAGTCGAAGCCGTAGTCCCGAAGGACCACGGCTTCTTCCGTCCCGTCATAGGTAACGCCGCAAAGAACCACGCTGTCGCCCTCACAGAAGCCGCACACGGGACGAAGTTCCGTGAATAGGTTCGATATAAGGCATGACGTTTCTGACGGCGTGGCGGCGATCCTGGTCATAAATACAGACGGTTCCGTGTCTGATCCAGAATCCCTTCGGGAACTCCGGTCCCGTCATAGCCCTTCCAGTAGGTAAGCTGTGCGGGTGCGAAGGTGTGGGTCACGGTGGTTCCGGTGAAGCCGGTGTTCAACTGCTCCTTGATCGCTTCAATGTCGCTGTCCTGGCGGCGCTGAACCTGTTCCGTGTTCTCTCCGGTGGTTTCGTTGACAGTGTCCGCGGCCTGGGTGTGGAACATGGGCGCCGCGTAGGCGGTCATTTGCGCGCGGGTGACGTAGGAACCAGGGGCGACCTGAACGGACACGGACGCGGCTTCCTGGTTCGTCACGAAGACGGCCAGGTCGTGAACGTGGACGG